ACCCGGGGGACCACTCACGATCATTGCGCGAATGCCACCATTCGTAGTAGCCTTAGCCATCTCGTCCAGAATCGCAAAGCGGGTAGCGATACGATTCATAGCCTCGTCATCAGTCTCGACCTGCACTGTAGCCTGTGTCACAAACTGTGTTACATTAGCAGGTGCCTCGCCACCAACAAACTCAAAGTCATGCTGGTCCTCAACCTTGATTTTGATAGTGTCGATACCAGCAAAATCAGGGAACACACCGTCATTACGAACAGTGATGTAGTTACCCTTCTTACCACTCTGAAAACCGCGAACCAATTTAAACTGCGTGTTGATCACGGGGATACCGCGATACGAACCGCTCTTTACAAGAACCATAGACATATAAAACACTCCGTTAGTGAATAATCAATCGACTTTAATATATTAATAAAAAATGCTATAAAGGTCAACAACTATAATTCCAATAAAATCAACGACCTAGAATACCGAAAAACTCGTTTTTCAATTGGGCTACAGTACCGTGGGGCACATAGAAGTCCGTTGTAGGATCCCAATACTGACCAGCCTTAGGGTCATAATATAACACCTGTCCGTTCGGGTAGTAGAAGGGACCTTCCAAACCCTTACGCGGTTCATACTTGCGCTGGATGTTGTTCAGTACACGATATCCCATATTAGAACCAATCCTTATGATTACCGTCAGCCTCGTTATCGTCAAAGCCCTTATGATAGGCCTCGATTTCCTCGAGGGTCATACGCTCCTCAGTAATGATTTCACTACTGTAGGTAGCGCCCACATAATAATGAGGTTTGCGACCACGACGATAGTAACTATCAGCACTACCGCGATCATACGCACTACCATGTCTCGTTTCCATCAGAATCTCCTTATTGGAAAAGTGTAGCATAAACTTCATCACGAACCGCAGTATCGGTCGCTTCCTCGAAACCGTCAAGCGTACCAATATCGTGGAGCAGGTCACAGACCTGATCCCAATCTAATTCAGCAGCCCTAGCAGTCACCACGATACCGTGAATGAGTGCGTTGCCTTGCTCTGTAAACATACCGTAATACATAAAAACTCCGTCTATCAACTGTATAGATATTATGCGCCCAAACTGTGCCTAAGTCAAGCCTTTTTAGCGGAAAATAAACCTTTATAAATCAAGGACTTACGTTGATCTCAAAATCCTTGTCATTTTTCATATTTACCCAACGGCTTTTGTTTTTGTCTCCGTTCAGGGGTTCAATCAATGCCCAAGGACCGTTTTCCGCACTAAATGCTACGTTATCACGTACTTCAACTATTTTCCAAATAGGCCCAAGTTCTCTAACTCGGTTTTTGCCCTTTTGAGACTTTCCTATAAGTGTTAGCATATAGATAGTATGCGCCCAAACTGTGCCTAGGTCAAGAACTATAATTCCATATAAATCAATAACTTACGTAACCGTCTAGGACCGCATAGGCCTGGATATAACAGGAAGAGGACGGGGATATGTCTGTCTATGACTATCCCCGCCCATGCGCTATAAAACGGTCCTATTACTTCTTGAGTTTGTCAACTAGGTCTTGCTGCTTTCTAGTAGCAATATCGACCTGCATCAGATACAGGGTGCGTAGCAGGTATGCTAATACACCAGACCAAAAGATGATGATTCCCCAATCGCCAAACAGATAATGTAGACCGAGGATCACACCTACAGTAGCAAGACCAACAGCAGTCATCTTCAACAATACGCTATCACGAACCTTCATAGTAATCTCCTTCATTTATTGAACACAATATATAGATTACATGACACTATATGTTGTGTCAAGCATTATTGTTGATTTTGGGTAAACCCACAGATACATGTGCCATCTGTAAACTTATGGTCGCATACATCTTCAATCTGTATGAGTTTGTAAAGTTCGGGTAATGCTCGTTCTAATTCTGGAATCTTTTGTAATGTTTCTAATGGTAAACTGTTGATGAGTTGAATTAGTCTTTCAGCCGTTTGACGCATAGTCTCTATACATTCCTATCTTGTCTAATTCATAACGGACGCTTTTGATACCATCACATATTGCATGTATATGGTTGTCAACATTTATTTTTATGAAAGTATCGTTGTAAACTATGATACAGATATCACGGTCATAATGTTCATAGCATATCTTGTAATAGTCGATCTTATCCTTGATATGGATTACTTTTACTTGATGGTATGGGTTTTGATAGGTATTGATATATTGTTTGATATTGTATACGATTTGGCTCATCAGGAGACCGTGACATCTTCCATGCCGGCTGTGCGTAGCCTTACGATATGACCCAATTGCCATTGCTTACTATCAAGCCCCTTCATGATGCCTAGCCATTTATTACGCAAAAGTGCTACCTCGTTGATTAGAACTTCAAAGTCAATAACTTCATCTTCGCCATCAACATACTTTTCAGCATCACGACTTGTTAGTGCGCGATTGTATCCTTCTAGATACTTCTGAAAGTATTTACGCCTCAACTTACGCAATTGTATGTTGAGATAATTCAACACAGCCTCAATCTCTTGTAGTTGATTGAAACGCTGTTCTGTGATGCCGGGTAGGTTTGAGATATTTTTCTCTACCTTTCCACCTACCCTACAATCCCAACGTGCTTGTTCTAGTTCTGATTCATAGTGTGCTATGAAATCAGGGATTACTGCCAAATTAGTTGATACTCTGGTATACCAGTTCATTCATCACCAATTGTCGTCGTAATCCTCGTCATCTTCCTCTTCTTCGTAGTCATCCTCTTCTTCTTCCTGTGAGGCAACAAATGCTTTTACGGCATCCATTACGTGACTATCACGACGGAACTCTGCCTTGATATCACTTGCTTCATAATCATTTTGAATGAGAACATCAACAAGTGATTCAGCGGCATCTGGAAGAACTGTTTCATCAATTTCAGTTTTTAGCGCACGCCAAACTTCGTGTATAACTGTAATACTCATCTGTATTATTCCTCCACTACAGAATTTGTATTACTTATCTTTTCTTTGCGGTTTGTGTATTCTGACATTACTTTGTCAAGACAACCATCTTCATTGCTTTCCCAACCCTTGCGGAAGAATTTTATTACTTCACCACTATCAGTTGTGTAAACAAGACGATTACCTTCCTTCGTCAAAATATTTGCCTTCTCAAATAAATCAAGCAATCCACTGTAAGGATTCATGCCAGTCTCATAAGGAATCTTGACTTGGACACTTTCAAATGGCTTTGCGTAACGTGTTTTCATAACCTTACATGCGCTACGAATACCACGCACTTCGCTGATTTTATTGCCTTCATCATCTTCCTTGAGTTTGAGTTTCTTCATAGCAACAACAATACTTGAAGCATAGATGAAGCCTTGACCACCACTGATCTTGTCATCTGGATCAAACATATCTTGTGACGCATAAGTGTGATTAGTTGCGACTAAACCAACGTTGTGTGAACCAAACATGTTGACGCAGTTACGAACAAGTGAAGTGAGTGCCTTGGGCTTGCGACCCATGTCACCCTTCATATCGCCTGCTTCAAACTGATTGACATCAGTTGGAGTTAGTAACATACCAAGACTATCAATGATAAACAATACCTTAGGCTTATCTTCCTGCGGTAAAAGTTTATAGTTTTTCATAAACTCACTAATAGTCTTGGCAACATCATCAATCATTGCCATGTTTAGTTTCAACAGTTTATCTTCGCTGGTATCAACACCAAGTGCTTTCAACCAATCTTCATCAAGTGCGTTTTCTGTATCAACCAATACAACGAAAATGCCTTGCTGTTGTGCGTGACGAACTAAGTTGCCACTGCAAATATAACTTTTGCCTGAACCTGATTCACCTGCAAATACAGTTACCTTACCTAGTGGGACTCCTTTATTGAAGTCTCCACTAATAAGATAATTGAGAGCGTGGTTACCAGTACTGATCCAGTCAGTAGGATCATTGAAACCAATACTGAGACCTTCAATACTTTTGGTAATATCTTTTCTAAATTTACTAACATCAAATGGTTTAGCCACGTGGCCTCCTTATTTCAAAATATTTCTTTTAGCGATTCTATCATTGAATGCTATTTTGTCAAGCATATCAGGACAACTGTCTGCGATACGATCAAGTTCATAGTCATTTGGATAATGTCGCAATGCACCACGCGCACGATCACGGACGATGCTCGGCACCCTAGGCGTCTTGCCTGGATCGCATAGTTCTTCTAATAATTTTTTACCTTGCTTAAGTGCGCGGTATCTTTCGTCTGGTAGTGTCATGGTAGTTCTCCTAAAAAGATAGAATGGGGAGGTTACCCTCCCCAGTCTAAATTAAGCCTTCTGTTGACGGGCACGAATCATCGCTAAAATGTCTTGTGCCTTATCGCTTGAAGTACTCTTAGGA